TATGTCAAGTGTTTTTTTTAGATAAATTTGGTAAGTTCAGGGGCTTTCCAGCCTTCTGGTTTTAGTACTTTACCATCTTCACGTTTGATAACTTTGCCTGTAGTTGGATCTATTTTAGCAAAGTTTGTGTCCATTACTTCAGTCCAAGCCTCTTGGCCTTTAAAGCCTCCTGCTCGAACAGCGCCTAGTGTAACAACTAGAATATCAATTAGTGCATCTAACTGTTCGATTCTGTCGTTGTCCGCAATAGCGTCTTCTAGTTCGCCTACTTCTTCTCGAATTAAATCAAGATACATTTTGTAGTTTGCTTCACTTGGTGGTTGGTCACAAGCCACAGCGAATGTATCAATGTCTCTAAATACGTTTGTCATGTTCTACCTTATTGTGTAATAAATGATCCAGGATCAATTGTTGCAGGACCGTCTGTATATTCTGAGCCTATACGTAGTCCACCGGGTTTTTCATCTGAATAGCCTAGAACGCCATCTTCGTCTACCATGTGAAATGTAATTTCACCTTCAGGTGTTTCGACATCTAATGCTCTTGTCCAACGACCGTGTTCGACTAATACCCATTGTCCTACTTCGTATTCATCTGTATTTCTAGGGCCTTTAGAATATACTTTACCCCAGCGAGGATAAATGCCTCTAGTCTTACCATCGTCACCTGCGATAATTAAACCGCTTTCTGTAACTTGTTCACCGAAGTCCATTTCGGTTATAAGTAGACGCTTACCAATCGCTTGGGGTGTGCCTATAATTTTATTAATGTTCTTAGCCATTAGTCACCTTTTTGTACAAAGTTGCCGTCTTCGTCTTCTACCCAACCATCTTCCATGTCGTCAAACTCTTTGAGTTCAGTTTCTGTTGGTTGTGCAGCTTCTACTTTTTGCTGTGCTCTTGTAGTAGTTTTAGACTTTACAGCCTTTTGTGCTACAGGTGCTTCTTCAGCAACAACATTACTTACACTGATGGTAGGTTCTTCGGCTACTGGCATAGATCCTTTGTAATAATCTTTAATTACTTGTTCACGCTTACGAACAATTTTACCACCTGCGCCTAGTTCATCGCCACGTGCATTTACACGAGCATTTCCTACTGCAGGAGTAAGTTCATTCTTCTTACGCAACAGATCCATATCAACTTGTTTGCCTTGCATTGTTGTGTAGGTCTTTTGACCTTTTTGTCTCATTGCCATAATAACTCTCCTATTATATACGTATTTATCTTAAGAACTCTCGCCAATCCAGGTCAAACTGAATTGAATTAACTTTGTGTACACCTATCAAATATAGCACATAACTTGCTACTGAACTACCTCTACCTACTCCCCAAACAATATCATTCTCACGCATATAGTCTACAAGATATATCATATAGCGTAGTAGTGGATACATATCACGTTGTTTATATGCTTCTAATTCTTCTAAGCATCTGGCCCACTCTGGTAACAGAGGGTTGTCGCCTATCTTACCTAATAAATGTGCTTCAACATCTAGCTCTTTATATCCATCAGGCATAAACCATTCACTTTGACATACATTGTCAAAAGTCTTTTGATCTACATCTAGTGGGATATACTTTTGGAGTTTGTCAAAGCCTTGTTCTTCCATAGCGGCATTGAACTTGTCTACATCGTCCGATTGCTCACATAGAACAACATGACACTTATCAGCGTTGCCGCTGTATATCATGTCTATTAGATCCTTATTAGAGAATCGTGGAATTCCTAAGTCGTCAGTTTTCATAAGCATACAAGTATTTTAACTGATATTAATCAGATTGTCAAGTCCTTTTTCCGAATCATCATTAGTTTTTTGCATTGCTTTTGCACTACGTACATGCATTTCTTCTGAATACATATTCATGATAACTGAAATTTGTTCTTGAACGGAAGGGTTTCGCGTCTGCCAGTATTTTCTTTTTAAATCAAATAGTTTTTCTTCTACTTCTCTATCTGATAGAAGTGAGAAGTCATCAACTAAAGGATTAAACATTAAATAAACGTTCCTACAATTTTAGCATAGATGTTTGATCCGCCATCGTGTGTCCAAAATTCGTAAATTTCTTTAGACTGTGTAACTGTTGCTACTACACCAGTTGCTGTTGTTGATGCCCAAGAGTCAGTAGATATTTTCTTAAACTGTGCTGTGTTTTCACCGCTAAATGTAATTGTTCTAGCATCGCTAGTATCACTTGCTAGTTCTACAACCATTCTAGCATATCCAGCTGACGGCCAATCAGCAAGTGTTAGAGTAAGATTGCCTGTAACAGTACCTGTTTGATATCCACCATTTAAGTAACTTATGTTCTGTAGTGTGTTAATAGTACCGTTAGCACTTACGCCTTCTGCACAATCTTTAAACACTGCATTTGTAACTTCATTACCGCCAAAGTCGTTATCTAATGTTTCACCTGTTAATGCACTCTTAAGAACCGCATTACTTTGTAACTCTGTAATTTCGGCTTTTGCCGATACAAAGTTTGCTTTGATAATATTAAAATTATCTCTAAATCCTTGACTATCGTTGTCGACACCTGCGACAGGATATGTTTCGTCAATTGTTGTATCTACTATATTACTGGCCATCTGTTTTCTCCTGGTATATTATTTATCTAGTATTATACATTAAAAATATAATTTGGAAAGACAATATATCTTTCATCTTGTATTCCTGTTGCACTGTCTACAATGTATCTGTCAACATCGAAGTTAATTTGTTTAAAATCGAACTCGCCATTTGTAAGTGCATTTTTAACATTTTGTTGTACTAGTTTTGCTTTACCTTCTTTACAATATGCTAAAGGTATTGCTGTTACATAGTCTAGTTCTGAAATACTTCCGTCTTGACCTGTACGCATCCATAACGGTAAGTATTGTCTTTGGCTCTTGCCAATTTTTTCAAGTTGCTCACGCATATTAGTTGTATTACTAATATACATGTTTACTTCATTAGCATTGTTTACTATTACAGCATCGGTATCTGCTTTTACAGTATTTGTACCGTTCTGTCTTAAACGCTGTCTAATAGGTTCTGAGTCACTTATATCAACATCAATATTTACTTCTGTTACACCATCTCTAAGTGTAACATCAATATCATCATTATCAACGTCTTGTATTACATCACCTGTACGCAGACCAACGCTAAACCCATCGCCTTGATCAAGTGTAACGTCTATATCTCTAAAACGTCCGTCGACTTTTGCAACATCATAACCACTGTCTTGTGCTGTTGTATCATCAATAACTTCGTACTCTACACTGTCTGCTGTTATTCCTGGTTGCGGGTGTGCTATAAAGTTATTTGCAACTTTGCCTTTTTTGCTGTCACGAGGATCAATAATTTCTAAGTATACAACTTCGTATACAATATCATTACTACCTGGTTCTTTTGCAATGGCTGTTTTTACATCACCTATTTTATAATTTCTACGTTTATGATTCTTTGCTGTAGCTGCTACATACTCATCAATATTTTTAGTTTCAATACCGGCATATGCTAACATATTAACTTTAGTTTGTATTCCAAAGTTAGGATCGCTTGCTCTATATATTGATGTAGTTGGAAATATATCTGGATTACTTACAAAACGTTTAAACTCTTTTCTAATTGTAGGCTCTAACATTGGCCTAATATACAAATTACTGTAAAGGGTATCGTCTTGGTCAATTACATCTATTACAAAGTCTCTTTCAATAGCACTGTAACCAAATCTATCTTCTGCTTTAATTTTAACAGTATATGATCTATCTATTGATGTTGTGCCACCGTCTAAACTAAAGTCAGCATTATCGAATGTTGTTAGTCCTAAATTTTCTAGTGTACCAAACTGTGTTACTTTACCTATTATTTCGCCTGTGTAAGCTAATCTAAGCCCGTTTGGCAGGCGTCCTGACACAATAGTATATATTAGTCTAGTATCAGGTACGTTTGTTTTTGCTGTAACACGCTTTGTACTGTTAAAGTTTGCTGTAATGCTTCCTAAGTCTGCAGGCGTAATCCATTCAATCTCACTGTCTACTTCACCTAGTATTCTAATAGTAAATGTTTTAGGTGTACTAGGATTGTTTACATCAGCATTTGCATATGTAATTAATTCTTTCTCAAAGAATCCATCTCCATATAATGCAAGACTAACAGTTTGTCCTGTAATATAAGTTCTGCCTGGTTCTAATGGTTTGTCAAAATATACTAGATCTTTATTACCATCTAGTAATGTATAAACTAAATCACTACCTGTAAAGATAGTCTTAATTCTTGCTTCTTTTGTAAGTGCATTATCTGGAGCCCAGAAAGTTATACTTCCTGCTGTCGCGCCCGCGTCTACAAAAACAGGTAAATCTGTACCTTCGAATATTCTTATCACACTCTGAGATAGCGTTTCGTTTTGACCAAACGGTAATGCCGTTGTGCCACCAGCTTCAAAGTTGATAGAAATATCGCCTGTCGCACTTGCGATCTGCCAACGCTTGTAACCATATACACTTTGTATTGTGTAAGTTTCTGGTGTACTACTTTGGTTATCGTAAACAAGTTTTTTATCTTTCCATTGTTGTCTTTCAAAGTTGTTTAGTTTTTCAACAAATATACTTTGACTGTTTGCTTGACTGTCTTGTGACAGAGTAAAACTTAAGAATGGTCGTAGTGTTTCAGTGAGTGTGATTATATCGAAGTCGTCATCTGAACCATCTACTGACTCTACTTTGTAAGGTCTGCCATTTAATGTAATGTTTTGATCTTTTAAATCATTTAGGTCATCAATACCGTCATTAAGTGTTATTCCGTCTTGTACATTAAGAGGAAGTTTGTATACTTTAAATGATCGTTTGCCTGATAATGTATCTTCGTAAAATGTGCCTGTAACTACAGCATAATCTATGTCGTTTGTGTAACGTGTTGCACGAACAGTAAATTTGTAGTCTTTAAAACTTTGTGGCTGATAAGGAATAGGACCAGTTAGTTCTCCACTAAGAGTATCTAGTTTTAATCCTGGTGGTAAAATACTTTCGCTATTGTCGTTGTTAACATCGTCTAAACTGTATAACAAGTTACCTTGTAATGTATCACTAGTATAAACATCTAAGTAAACAGTAGCATTATTATTTGATTTTTTGTATCCAAGGTCTGCAGGTGTTAACCATTTAGGTTGACGTATGTTTGTGTTGTCTGCTTTAAACACACCATTTGAAACTTTCATGATAGTGTTGTCTGCTCTTAGGAAATCGTCACCTACAACATATATCTTAAATTTTCTTTTAGGTGGATTCTCTGTTACACCGTCATTTATAGTTACTTTAAATTCATAGTAACGATTTAGTTTCTTTGGTATTTGTGGATCTGATTGCGTATCGTAACGCACATTGTCATAAAAATAACTATCAAAACCTCTATCTGCTTTAATTGAAAAATCGCTAGGATAAGCATCATATGGACTTGTGTCAAATCCGCCTTTAGCTGCTTCTTTATCTAATGCAAGCAAAGGTTCTACAACACCTTGTATTCTACCTGTGTTTGTTAGTGTAAGTCCTGGCGGTAAGGTGCCCTCCCCAGGAACAATATAGTATTCTAATGTTTGACCTGCAGCTGTATCAGCATCAATTGCTAAGAACTGATAGTCAATAATTTGATTGTCTAAAACAAATAAATTTTCGTTTGCGCCAATTGGCAAAAGTCCTGGTTGTGTAATCCAAAACGGTTCATCTGGTCCTGTAACATCTATTGTAAAAGTTCTATCTTCTACAGTAGTTCCTACTTTTGCTCTAAGAACAAATTTAAATACTTTTACTATTTCAACTTCAAAAGGTGTACCAGTTATTTCGGTACCGACAATTCTTAGTCCAGGAGGTAAGTCACCTGCTAATAATGTTATAGTCGCACTTGAGTCCACAGGTAAAATAAAATCTCCTGTCTCAAGTTTCACTCTTTCTACAAGTGTTCTTAATTTGTAGTTGTTTGGTTGTGTCCAGATACTTGCCATATAAAAATCCTTACATAGCTATTTATCGTAATTTACAATGTTGGTAATAGCCCGTCGTCCGTGTTTATCAATGTCGGACCAGTTAGAGTGCCGTAATCAGCATTAACTAATCCCTTAAAGAAGTCAACGAAGTTATTTGTATTCTCTACAAATTCGCCAAAGTCTAAGTTAATATATAAATCGTTTATAGTGCGGATATCAACATCATACACAAGACTTTGAACATTACTACCTATAAGTGTGCCTACGTTGGTAATAGCAAATCCATTAGCATTAAGGTTTGCTGATAATGACGGACTAGTGTCTGATTCTAAAGTAGCATTACCTGCAATAGTTACTGATCCGTTTGCGTCATCTGCTGTAGTTGTAATTCCGCCTGAACCTTGTAATCTAAGTGTTCCTCTTGCTGGTATAGTTACTGTACCAGTATCAGCAACAATAGGTCTTGCCCCTAGGGTTGTATCTATACTAAGTGCAATCTCTGTAGGGTTGTTTGTAACAACAATATCGTTATTTCCTACAAGACTTTTGTATTCTAAATTGTATCCTGTGCGTTGTTTAAAGACGCCTGCACCTGTGCCTAAGTTGACACCTTCAGTTTTATCGTCAATACGCAAGTCTAGATCTTCTAAACTTCTATTGATTTTGATAAATGCTTCACGTAGGTCATCACCTGTACCATCGTTTGCAATTCTACCTATGTTTACTAGTTCTACAGCCATTTGTTAGTTTCCTATTATATATTGTATTTATCAAAGCTGATAAATACTGTACAGGGAGTATTATATGGCAAGACCTTCATTTAAGAACATAGGACTACGTAGAGATTTAAATCTAGCAGATCTTACATCAAAAGATCAGGCACTCAACAACGTTCTAAACAACCTTGTAGTTGGTTCTGATAACAAAGTATTTACAGGCGGTGATTTAGACGCTATTAAAGGTATTAGTAATAGTACAGTTACTAATAGAGATATTGGTTTAATGGCAGGACTTGCTGTTAAAAATACAGTATTAGAAGATGGTGAATTAGTTGATAGAATTGCTTCTCCAGTTATTACTGTTAAAAATCAATTAGACACTATTATTGCTACAACTAATGATCCACCATTTTTTAATGGAGGAGATGGCCTTATAGCAAAATTTTATGATACTGATCAAATTAGTACTAGTCTAAGTAAAAATACTACAGGTGCTAATATAATACAAACAGGCGAAACACCTCAAGTTACAAAACAGTTTTGGAACAACGGTGTATTTGAATTTAGTAATAAACTAGATGACACACTAGGTGGAGCAAACGGACTAATACAATGGCAAGGATTTTATGTGCCAGATGCTAGTGGTCCAAGTACATTTAGTTTTGATACTACTGGTTTAGTAATGTTTGAAGTAGCAGACCGTTTTGGTGCCCTTCAAGTTGTACAAAATACATTTGCAGAAGATCGCCAAATAGAACATTTAAGTGCAATGAATAATGAACTAAGTGTTACTGTTGATGCAATTGATGCCCGTACTGTAATAATAGGTGATGAAGTTATTGCCGCAGAAGATGAAAATGGCGTAGCAATACTTTCAGCAGAAATAAGTTCAGGACTTTTTGTAGACGGCACTAGTAATACAACTATTACTCTTAACCAAGCAATAACAGTTCCTAATGGTGCAAAACTTACTTACAGTATTAAAAACAAAATTGGTAGTGATTCATTTAGATTTAGTCATACTGAATCTGATTTAGAAAAATACGTTCCTATTGAAATACGTTTAACATATTGGTATAGTGATCCTACTAAGAATTACTTTAACAAGTATATAGATTGTAACTTATCTACAAATATTAAAGATAGTGGCGACTGGCCATATTGGTATTTGTATCAACAAGTGCCAGATGAGTTTGAAGAAGATAGTTTTAAAGGATTCTATGATAATAGACTTTTAACAGGCGGTGGTGAAATAGGACCACAAGATGTTAACTTTAGTACACAGTATGCAAGATGGCTTAGTGTAAGTCCACTAACTGTAACATACAGTCCTCCAAGAAGATTTGTCAATGCGTTACGGGCAGAATATACAGTATCGTTTGAACAAGATAGTAACATATTAAGTACAACATCAACTAGCCCGTATACGGACAACATTGAAATTGGTAACCAAGTTATTACACCGGCTTATACTAAAGGCACAACAGTTACAGATTTATCACGTAACAATATAATCATTGTTAATTCTACAGCAACAGGTGATGCAACAGTTCCTGTTAAGTTTATGGATCACAGAGGATTTTTAGATGTACAAGCAGGCACGTCATCTGGTACAAGTGTTACTGTAGACGACACAGCAGATCTTAAAGTAGGTACAGTTGTTGTAGCAGAAAATAATCCTGCTGGCACAGATTACATACGAATTACAGAAATTGTAAATATTAGAGAATTCACTACAAACATTGCATTAGGGTTAAGTGGATTAGAACAAGTATATTTTTATAGTGATAAAGGTTTAAAAAACAACAGTCTTAATAATTTTTGTATAGGAACTGTAGGTAAAGAAATTGCTGTTACAGCGGTACCTGGTGATACAGTACTTACACTAAACAATGTAGACGGCTTTGGATTAAACAATGTATTTCAAAGTAGACCTTACACAGAAGAAATTGATCCTACTGACACTAGCACTTTAACTAAAATTATTGCTATTGATCCTATTAACAATACAGTAACATTAAACAAGCCTGTACAAGCAGGTGACGATATGGTTGCAGGTACTACCGTTGTTATTTGTCCTTCAAACACAACTCAAGACAAAGAAGCATGTGTTATACCATTAAACACAGCACCGCCATTTGTGGGTACCTTAGATGGTCTTAGAACAACAGACGGCACAGGTGCTACTGTTGGGCTTCAAATGACCAACGCAAGTGCTATACTTAAAGTAAGAGACTTTGTAGCAGAAAATACAACGACAACAGAGCTTAGTTTAGGAGACGCATTAGCGTATGATAGAACAATACCTATTACGTTTAATGGAACAGTGTATAAAGTACTAGCATCAACTAGTTAAACATAAAAAGTAATCAATACCGTCTATTTTAACTTTTGCTTTATGAGTGAAAGAAACGTTGTTTACGTTTCCACTTTCTGTGATTGGAGACACGCCGTCAATTATTATACCATTGTTAAGTTTTAAATCGCCAGTTTGTGCTGAAGCAGCTTGTGTTGTTAATTTTGTGTTAACACCTGTGCCTACAACTTCCCAAGGATTTGATGTATCACTAAATGCTCTAATACGTTGAATGTTTGTTAATGGACTTGCAGGGTTTGTAATATATAAACCCGGGCTGTTTAAATTTACACCTTCAGTAATAATCATATCAGAAGGGTCGTTAATACTAAATGAGCCTTCCATTCTAAAGTCATCATCTGTTGCAACATTTTTATCACTTACAAACTTTTTGTCTGCTTGATATTTTGCAATGTCTAAGTATTGATAAATTTCTAAAAATTGGTTAGCATATGTGTCATCAGTATCGATACCAGATGCACCTTCAGGCTCTCCACCTGATGCTCCTGCACCAAGCCCACTACTAAATCCTGCTGTATCTTCTACAGCACCTAAGAATGTTAAGTTATTTAATACTACAGCATCAGAACGTTGTACAATAAACCCTTCTGCAGGAGGATCAAATGTAAATTGACTATCACCTTCTACATCAGTTGCAAAGCCAAATGTTGTTTCACCATTACTTTGTGTAACAAATAAATCATCTTGTAATACAGTCTCATTTACATACAGTATCTTAACAGGGTCACCGTTTGTAAAAACACCACTTCTTGCGGCTTGCTGTTCTGCTGTATTGTTTACTATTGTTACAAGTCCTGTAATAAAATTATACTCAGCATCTGCAATAGTAAGTCTTGATACGTTTTGGTTATTGTTAATGAACAAACTAATATCATCAGCAATAGGTGCTTCACCTAAGTTATTAAGTAACTGTCTGTCCTGCGTATTTTCTAATAAGTTTGCGGATTTTAAAAATCCTTGTACTGCTGATGTTGCCATTTTATAACCTCATGTTCCAACCTTTGGACCTTAAGAACTCAATTTGTTCTACAGCATCACCTGTAGGTGTTGATGTGTTTGCTAAGTTTACACTAATACCACCACGTGGATTATTTTCGTAGTTAGCAACAAGGTCTGCTACAATATTATTTACCGCACCCGCTGGTAAGTTTGGATTGTTACTAATATCAATTCTGTATAACGATCTACATGCTACTAGTGCGCCTGCTGTGTAGTCAGTAAAGTTATTGTTATTCATATAAAAGTCATAACACAATGTAAGATTATTCATATCAGGAATAGCACCAGTAATTAGATTATAACTTATAAACAATCTTCTTAGATTAGGTGTTTCTAATCCGCCGAATGATGTTAACTGATTACTATGCACATAGAAGTACATTAGTGCATTGCTTTGTATCACAGGTATAGCACCACTAAATGAGTTACCATATAAATGACAGTAATATAAGTTAGGGTTATTAAAAAAGTTTGGTAATGGCCCTGTAAAGTTATTTTGTAGCATTACAATATAACGCAAGTTCTGCATTGTATTTAAACTTGGGAACGCACCACTTACTCCTGCATTGAAACTTCTAAACACAATACCAATCATACCTGTTGGCTTTTCAAAACAATCTGGGTGCATAGGCGCATTTAACAAACTACTACTTGCTACTTGGAAGTAACGCATAGCATCTGCACAATCGTCAAATACATCATCGTATAATACATAATCTTGCTCTGTGTCTGAACGTCCACCACGTAGTGCTGTGTATTGTCCTTGGAAATAGTATAATTGTGAGTTTCCAGCAAACTTTGGTATTGGTCCTGTATATGCACTACCGTAACAGTATATAAGTCTTAGAGATCCACAGTTTGCAAACTTATATGCTCCTGAGCTTGTAGTAAATAAGTTTCTATCTGCAGGTACATTAGCTGCACTATTGTAATGAGCATAAAAATCCTGTAGTGAATTTTTATTTGCACAGTTAGGAATGTTAATACCCGGATTACCGCCTATGTTTATATAGTTGATAACACTACTTGCAAATTGCATGTTATCGTCAGTAATAGTATTGCTATACAAATTAATCTGTCTAAGGTCTGGTAAATCTTTTACACTTTGTGGAACAGCATTAAAACTGTTTCTGTAGATAAAATAGTTTTGACATGTGTTGGAAACTTCAGGACATGAGCCTGTAGGATCTTCACCGTCTTGATCATAGTAGTTAAATGATCCACCTCTGTTGTGACCATTTAAGTTTAGTGTTAGTAAGTTTGTAAGTGTTGTTAAGTCTGCTGTAATACTTCCATTAAATGTATTACCAAATCTTATTTCTCTAACTGTTGTAGGTATACGTGCTAACACACTTGAATTAAATTTACGTAAAGTAGGATCGTCACCTAATGTAAAGTTATTCTCTCTAACATCTAATAATCTAACATTAGGAACAAACTGTGTAAAGTCCGGGAACGTTTTTATAATGTTGTTGTTAACATATAAATTTTGACAGTTTTCTAATGCAGCTGATGGAAGTTCTGCTAAACCTATTCCTGATAATGGTAGTGTAAGAATGTTGTTTGGATTATGATATATTTCTACAGCTTTTGAAGCCGCTCCTGTGTCTCTATATCTTAAGAAACTACGTGTTGTATTAGAGCCGCCTACGTTTTCATATTCTTTTGTTAAGTAATCAAATTGTTTGTTTACAACACGCCAACTTACAGCACCACTTGTTACTAGTCTAAGGTCACTGTCCAAGTTTCTAAAGAACCCGTCAAACACTAATGGTATGCCTTTCATAGCATACAAGTATACAGTTTGTCCGCCAATGGTTGCTTGTATCTTGTGTGTTGGTACTTCTGAACTTCTAAAACGTACTGAGTCTGCAGGCTTTAATATTTCAAGGGTGTTAGTTTCAATTGGTCCGTCTACTTCAATTTGACTACCGTAAAAAATTGGGCTAGTATCTGTAGCAGGACTATCTGTACTACTCCAACTACTAACACGACTTGTACTAATGTCAGCAAATTTAAGTGTAGTATTATCATCGTCAATGTATTGATATTTAATTGCTCCAGCACCTAGTACGCCGTTAACAACTAAGTTACCTTTTAGTGACGAACCTGTGCCTGCTGTTTCGTCAATAATACTTGAATATTGTAATGTATCTTGATATAGTTTAACTAGATAGTTTTGTACAGGTACACCTAGTCCACTTAGTGCTTTTACATCATCTGCTGTAATACCCAAGTCACCAGCTGCTCCCCTAATAATATCAAGGTCATTTATATTAATCCCTATGTTTGCTAAGGCCGCTCCAGGATCTGCAACGTCTGCAAGACTCCTGTTTACGTTTAGACCAAATTTTATATTTGCCATTAATCTTCCTTCGTAGTCACACTTGCACTTACTAAGTTAACATCATTATTTTCTAAACTTCTTGCTGTAATAAATGTTGCTGTTGTATTTAATATTCCTGGAGTAATAGTTGTCCTATCTGGTCCGTACACACTATCTAATGCTATAGTATTATTTCTATTTGGTGCAACATATAAAGTATCTTTTAGTTTACCTGGACGCAATGGTTGCGAGTTTTGTACATCAACACTTGTACTTGCTAATCTTTCTTTCTCTAAGTAATTAGCTGCAGGTACTCCTGAACTTGCACCTCCGGAGAACACAACGTCAATACCGCTGTTTACTACCCACTCTGGACAAAATGCTCTAGTTGTTCCATTGATATATTCTGTAATAGTTACATTGTTCATTTTAGCATTGTCACGCATAAACACAACTAGATATAATGGCTTAGGTTGGAAACTGAATATTTGTACTTTGTTAACACCTTTTAACGGATCACCTGTAATCGTTTTATCTTTAATTCTTATAGGACTTAATTTAAGAGTAAATGCTGCACTACTAGGAGCACCGTCTATATCTGCATAATACTTTTCATCGTTGTTACTGTCAATATATGTTTTTAGTGTGCTAGTAAATCTAATACCACTTGGAGAATCTCCGTCTCCAAACTCACCGCCAACAAGGTTAAACCCATTTATTAGTTCGCTTGGTTCGTTGTCAAATATAACAACGTCACTCGGACTTCCGCTTACTGGATCAGTAGAACTATACGTAACTGTAAATGCTAATCTTTCTTCAATTGACACATTAATGCCTGAACATGTGCCGCTATCAGTTCCTGTAGGGCGAGGTAATCTATAATCAATGTCATATTTTATACCAAGCGGTGCATCGCCTTCTCTTTCTTCGTAGCCGTCTCTGTCTCTGTACAAACTACTGTGTGTAAATTCAGCATATAATATATCATCTAAGTCTGGTTCTACTTCTGTAATACCATTACTTTGTAAAAATTTAATTTCTGGTATTGGAGTACCTAGTGCATTATTACGTGTAACAATTACAGGTTTGTTTTCTGTTACACCAATAATAAATTCACAAAACTGTGTGCCTTCTTGAGCAACTGGATTTAAAAAGTTACAATCAAATCCGTCACCTGTTATAGGATATGTACTACCTGCAATAGAATCGTAGTAACTTGTAAAACGTACAGCGGAAGTATCTACAGTACTACGGTCAACTAACTGTCCATTTAAAATAACTTGTGTATCAATAGTGCCTGTAGAACTCTTTTCATATAATGCGTCAAAACCAATACGTTCAATGTTTGCTGTACTTTCGCTTGTTCTTGCGGCATAGCAACTATTAATGCCTGGTACAATAAGTTTACTATCGTCGTCTTTTACTCTAAATATTGGATCACCATCTGATGTGCCGCCACTTACATATGCAGCAAAGCCACTTGTATCTACTTCTGCATCGTATTCAGGATTGCTGTATAAAGCAAATTCTGTATCGCTTAACACTTCAATGTAATATGTTTGTAGGTTAACTTCTGTCATGCCTACAACATTTTCTATTGTAACTTTTTGTCCTGTAAAATATCCGTGTGCAACATCTGTAGTTACAATACCACAACTTGCTTGACTAATATTAGTTATGTTAACTTGTGGTTGCGGGTTAGTTGTAATTTCGTTGCCTGCACCATTGATGTTTATACTTCTTGTAACACCATTTGTATTACTGTGTAAACTTGGTGCATAGTGATGTCCAAATGCAGGACATCCGTCTATTTCAACTACTTGTACTTCAGTAAGTTGATCACAGTTTATTTTTAAATCTACAGGATAAACATTTTTCTTATTAGGCTTGCCAATACCGTCGCTGTTTTTAATTTCACGTTTAGGATATATGCCTGCAACACTTGTTTGTCTTGCATTGTTAACTACTTTGTCGTCACTTGTGTATGAGTAGTATTTGCCTGCACTATTGTCGCCACCATCAATATAACATGAAGCACCATACTTGTAAAGGAATTGTGGCTCTCTAATGCTACTTGTGTTTCTAATATCTTGTAGATATCTAAATTTAAAATATGGATCTTGTAAACACGGTTCGCCTAATTGGTTTTCAATAGTTAATGTGTGCATTAACACCCAACGTGCATCGCCTGTGGCTGTTGGTATGTAAGCATAAAACTTAGCACCAATAGCACCGTACCAACCAAATTCAATTTTGTACATAGTAACTTTAGTAGGATCTAACAAGTATCCTGATCTACCATTACCATCTAATGGATCTCCGTTAAAAAAGTCTCTTGTAATTACTAACTCAGAAAATTCAGATTCGTTAAATGGTTCTCTACTTGTTACAGTTTGTTGTGATGTATTGTTGAAGCCCATACGTTGTAATACTTCGTTAGGCAATCTAACTGTACTTCTACGTACAATATTAAACTGTGGACCTCTTATTTGGAAAACATATTCGTCTGTAGGATTACCTATACCCCATTCGATAATGTTGTCAATACTTGCTTCATCTCGGCTTGCTCTAAAACCAAATGTAAATCCTGAAATACGTCCTGGTTGATATCTGTATGCTTTTTTACTTTGTAGTAACCCAAAGTAGTTTGCTGTATCACTTGCACCTGGTCTTGTGTTTGTTGCATCGTATCCTGTAGGAAATCTAATAGGTGTGTTAGTGTTAGGGTCTAGCAAAAGACCATCACGCATATTCATCCATGCTTGACACCAATTTTCAATCTTATCATATCCTAGTTGTTCATCATCTGGATATTCAACATCGCCATCCTGTGTAAAACATAACGCTGGATCTAAGAAATTTTCTTTTGCAAAAATCTCATTACTGCCAACGTATGTTGTATATAAGTCGTTACCTAAATCAATAAATGCTAAGAATCTAGCAAATACCGCAGGATTGTATCCACCGCTTGTATAATTTGGCCCTGGAGGAAAAGTAAATGCTACTGGAAAACTTTCAACAACAAGTGCTTGCTCATTTGTTTCTTCAACTAGTCTAGTGTAGAAATGATTACCAAATGTTCTATTGCGTCTGTTGTACCAACCTGCTGGTCTACCAAATACTCCATTGTATTGGTAGAACTCCCATTCTTCTTCATTAACACCATATGTACTTACGTCACTGAACAAACTAAGTTGTACTTCTGCTCTAGGTATACCTAGTAGTGTTGTACTAACTTGCGATGTTTCAGCAAACTGTTCTACAATGTTTAGTTGTGTGTTTTCGACTACTCTATTGTTTATAACAACACTAGTACTGTTTTCTGCTTTGGAAAGAGCTTCTACCGGACCTTCATCTTCCGTAACAATAATCTGTCCATTTGAATCTCTAAGCGGAACACCTTTTACAATGTCATAAAGAGGTACAAAATTCTTTGCTGTTGGTATAGGTATTCTGTCGAAACCTATTTTGATTTGAGGCATTTATTATTGCTCCTCCCATGTCAAGCTCGCACTCAACGAAACTAAAGGTGTATTGCTATTAGTATTATTACTAAATGTTGCTAAGAATAGAGTCTCTAGCTGATCTGTAAGTGGGTAACTTATATACTCTTTGTTATAGTCGAAATAAGTTGCTAAGTCAAATTCTTCAGCACCCGGTGCAACGTAATAACTTGCTAGTTCAGTACCTGTTCCAGGTATTGGAGTCTGCGCTCTTAGTGCAACTTCAACTGAACTTAAACGTTCTTTTTCAAAAGTTGTTTCACTTGAAGTAAGTACAGTTCCGTCTGGATCAAATACACCCTCTTTTAAGAATGTTGTGCCTGAAGCAAATTCTAATGTACCATTGTATATGTCTGATGGATAAAAATAGTAGTTGTCGTTTGCTTTCTCTAATCTTCCTAATACACTTATAAGTGTTTCTGAGCCATTTAAACTTGCACGGAAGTAACCGTAAGTAAAGTCTCCATTTTGTGAAAGATAATCTGTGTTTGTTGTAGATAGTAAGTATTGTTGATTTATATCTACAGTTGCATTAAGTGCAAAATTACCTGTAGTTCCTAATGTTGTTTGGAATAAAGGTGTTTTAATTAGTGTAACTTTAGCGTTAGTGCTACCATCACTACCTACACTTAAACGTGTTGGATATACCTGTACTCTGTTTCTAACATCATCGCCATTACCTGATGTAATGTTGTCTTTTGTTTTTAATCCGTATACAAGTGCTGGTCTATCTACAATTACATTTAATGTTGATACTTGGCTTACTGGTTTATTAAGATATAAATCATTGCCATCTACCCAAATAACTTTTACGTTTTGGTCTTGTGAGTTACCTGTAATTATCCTTGCGTTCATGTAGTATGTACTTGCCGCTGGTGCATCAAATCCTGTTGTATCAGGATCTAAGTTAGTTACTGTAAAGTACGGAGAAACTGGGTCATTAGCGTTAGTATTAGTAACACCTAATTTGTACTTTGAACCACTAATGTCTGTAGGTGTTTCGGAACTATGGTTAAACAATCTAACTGTACCACGGTCACCACCATCAATGTAGTAAGAAGCACCATACTTAACAAGGCTTTCTGAGTAACTACCATATGGGTTTTGCAACCTATTAGCATTTGGAACACCAAAGCGTGTTTCACTACCACCACCGTATACTAGATACGTAATTGGAAGTGTAGCATTACCTAGTGAAGATATCTTTAACTGGTTTGAACAACGTAAATGGTGTACTCTTACCCAACGTGCTTCGCCATTGTCTACTGGAACATATGCTAAGAACAATGCACCAACAGCACCATACCAACTAAATTCAACTTTAAGCATGGTCACCTTACTAAAGTCCATGTCCCAAACTGATGTTTGTTCCTGTGCTGACACGCCTGTGCCTAAGAATAGTTCACCTGCTTTTTTATCTAATACGTTATCACTGTAAACACTGTTACGTGTTTTTCCGTCTAACGCATCTCCTGAGAATCTAGTTCTACCAACTCTGTATTCATATACTGAATAGTATGTTGGATCAACATGATCTCTTACCCAAGTTTTATACTTGAAGTTTAAGTTATCTATTTGTGTTCTTAATGATGCCGCATCAACACTTGTGTCGATTGCTGTATCAACATATCCTATAATTACGTCTGCTGGATCTGCTGGTAACGTACCAGATGATGTGTACATGTATGGGAACATGCCATCGTAACGTTCTTCAACACCTGCAAGTCCAAACGACTTTGCATATTCTAGTGGATGAATAAACGGTACTGGTGTTTCAATAAAGTGATTAGTTCCTGCACCTGTAAGTGTAATTGGTGTGTTGTTACTTGGTGTTACATCAAACTGATCAAAGTCAGCAACCGCAGGATCCATTAGTGTAATTGTATTACCCTTAGGACCTTGTACTTCACTTACAAAGTATGTTTTACCATCTGTAAGTTCTGGACAATCACCATAGTAGTTTACATACTGTCCTATTATAACACTTCCTTCTGCAAGTGTCAATGTGTTATTTGTTGTGTCAATTTGTGCTGGTGTTTTAACACGCTTCTTAAGTAGTGTAGGATCGTATACACCTGCATGTACCATAATTAACCCATCACGTAAAATTACTAAGTCACCAAACTGTCCTGCTGATCCGTAATCAACAGACCCATTGTATTCAGTTGTAAAGTTATTAATAATTGTATCTGTTAGTGTAATTAGTTTATTTCTTTGTGTTGATGTTAAAGCAAACCTTGTTGTTAAACTCTTAATTTGTACAACTTGTGAATCTGTTCTTTCAACATTAACTAAACTATTTGATGTAAGCAGGTCTTTTAAGAATTGGTGTCTAGCAATCTCTGCAACAACTCCTCCACTTGTTTGTGAGTAAACTTTTAATGCGCCGTCGCTGTAGTATTTAAATGCGTTGTATGTTGTAGCTGCGTTGCCGCCATACTGTAAGTCACTGCCGTAACCATTCATTACATACTTAACGTCTCTAATACATTTAAATTTAAGTACTCTTTCAAAGTCTGCTTCAACAGCACCCTCTGGCAATTCTGTTACTGCATCATAATTTAAACTTTGACTTATTAGGTAACCGTAATACAATGCGTACACACTAAAGATTGTTTCTACTTTACTACGTTGCCCGTATGTTGCAGAAGCAATCTGTGCATCTGTAATTGCTCCTGTAGTTCCATCTGGTCCTGGCTGTGCCGGATATGGTGTAGCACCGTTTGCTGTAACCGCTTGTATTTGAAACTTAGCAAGGTCGCCTATTTTTGTTCTGGCGCCTGTTTCGTTAATGCTTGCTAGTGTTTCACGTAACTTATTTCTAAAGAAGTAATGTGTTTCGCCCTCACGCTCTGCATCTGTTAGTATTGCTGTGTCGTAAGTTGCCGCATTTGCTATAATGTGACCGTTGCCGCCCCAACGTAAATCGTTGATATAAGCATCTAGTGCAAATTCTAAATCTCTCTTACATTTTAAATCATCGCCTGTAAATGTTACAGGTGCTACTGTTTCTACAATAGTTTTTGTAGCTGCTGTAATAGCAGTCTGTGCCGCTGTAGCTGAAGCTGCACCCCATGATGTATCTGGCAATGTTCTTGTTACTGGTAAACTTAATAGTATATCGCCTTCGTCAATAACATCTCTAATAATTGTTGCAAACGCTACAGCCGCATCAGCTTCTGCTTGTGCCGCTACACCGTTGCCTGTGCTTTGTGTTTCACTGTTACCAGTTGTTTTAGTAATAGTTACGTTTTTAACAATGTCATCAATAATTGCAACTAAACGTCCGTATGCCGCTACTGTTTGTGTAATGTAGTCTGCTGTTTGATCACTCTTACTAAAACCATCGTAAAAGAAGAACCTACCTGCGTCATATGTAGCACTGTTTCCGCCATATAGTACATCGTATGCTACAGCGTTTAGAACAAACAATACATCACGTGTACATTTGTTTGTGTTATGACTTGCACTTGGATAGTTATCTGTTACCCATGCATTAATCTCTGCCGCAATAAAATCTCTGTTTGCAACTAGTTGGTCTTTAACAGCTTCTCTACTTGCTGAACCGCCACTAGTTGGATTTGTAAATGTAACAGCCTTTAGGAAAGCAATTTGCTCTGCTTGCGTTGCACTTGCATAATCAACTCTTGTACCTGCGTCAACAGCAACAGCTCTTAAATTGTTGTACCATGTGTCAACAAGTGCGTCTGCTGTAGCATCTACACCTGCTAGTGCTTTAACTTGTATTTCTGAATTATCAATTGCTGTAGTAACACTTACTGGTAACGGATATTCGTTTGAGTTAGACTCTGCTAAACCTTGGAATGTTGAACCATAGTTTGTACCTAGTGTAATATCTGTACCAACAGATTCTAAGAAGTAACCTAAGTCTCTTTGACATTTAACTGCTGTGTTACTAATTACACTCTTATCAATTAAATCAAATTTGTTTTCTGTCAAGTATTTTGTTGCTGTAGGATACTGGTTAAATTTACTTTCAGCAATAGATGGTGCTTTACCACCTAGTGCGTGATCTTCTAATTGCTGTCCTGCACTATTACCAAATTGCAAAGGGTTCTTTCTGATAATAGATTGTGTACGTCTTACAACAGCAAACTGATCGCCTTGTCCTGTGTCTCTTGTTTCCCAATAGTATCCGTCAAATTTATCAAAGATACCATACTTTTTAACATCTGGGTTTCTTGTTGCAGCTCTTTGTCCTGCACCTACTACGTTGCCTGAAGCAAACGAACTCTTAATACCAAATGTAGCTGCTGAAACACGTCCTGGTTGATATCTAAAAAATCTCTTACTTGTAAGTACTGCTGTTTCGTCTGCTGGTGCTGTAACTTGTGCACCTGACTCTTCAGGTAAGTGTAAAATACCCCATGCTTGCGGACCTCCAACACCTGAGTACTGTGTTGCTGAACTTCCAACTTCGGAATAATCTTCTGGAACACTGGACCACTCACTTGGGTTAACATCGTATGTGTTAACGTCAGCAAATATACCTAGTGCAACTTCTGATCTAGGTATACCTAGTAGTGAAAGTGCAACTTCTGATTGTATTTTGTTTTGTTCAACGACTGGTATCGCTGTTTGGTCTGTAGCAACTACAACAGGAATACTGTTTGATGCAGGTTGTGCGCCGGGTGTAACTGGAGTAGTTCTACCTACGTTTACAACCGAAGCGTTGTTGTTAATATTGTTTAAACTTGACATTAGTTAATTTTCCCTTTGGCTACTACGAAATTGTTTTGTAGTGCTAGTTGACCACCATTACCTACTACAGTAATATCACCAAATGCACTTCCAAAATCAATACCAATAGTATTGCTTATCGTATTTATTGTTTTTATCGTTCCATCAACTCCGCCTGTGGGTGGAGTTGTACTGTGTCCGACTAACCTTACTACATCCTCTAAGTTTAGTCCGCTTACGTCAGTAAGAGGTACTTCATAATGACTACCTGCTAACTGATTACCGTTTCCTTGTATTGTTTTTTGTGGAACATATTCTGTTGCCACAATTCTATAAACTAGTCCTTGCGAATTTGCATTAGCATTTACTAGTTGTGTATAACTTGCTCTACTAAGTAAGTCACTAACTCTTGATGTTACAATACGGAATGCAAACGCACCATTAGCATCGCCGCCATTTGTAAATGCAATGTAGTCATCACCACCTAGTGTTTCTGAATAATCTGTGCTTAATTCTTCAACATTGTTTGTTTTAGTAAGCTCGTTAATTATACCAGTTAAACGTCCTTGGTTTGCTGTAAAGTCAAAGAACGCACCATTTTCTTGGTATACGTACTGTGGACTATTAAAGTCAACGCCGCTTTCAAGTAGTATGTTTACACTATCGTATTCTGAATTCAACACATCTGGATTAGCAATAAACTCACCTGCAGGTCCTAGTAGTACGTTTGGTGTTAGTACAATCTTTGTTGCACCATATGCAAAAATACCTTCACCACAGTTATCAACAATGTTTGGAGATACTATACCTTTTTGTACAGCACTAATACGTACTGGCCCTGGAAAATCTCTAAATGTGTTGTGAGCAATTTTAACTGATCTACATTCATCAGCAAACAATGGAAACCAGTCAAAACTGTAAGTTAATCCACCGCCTGTAATTTCACTGTTTAGTACAGTAAGGTTCTGTGTAATACTTGAATCATATGCGTAAATACCGCCACCTACAACATTATCTAATTCTATATTTTCAAATAACAAATCGTTACCATACAAATATACAGCATAGTTTAAATAGTCATTAGTTGTATCACTTGCTAAGTATTGATTCTGTGCGTTACCGTCTATACGTAAATCTCTAATTGTAATGTTACTGTAACTTGCGTATCCTGACTTAGGTCTTACAATAGCATTGTCGCCAATTGCTTGTTCTGTTGACCAATACTGTTTGATAATTCTTGTTTGGTCACCGCTACCCTTTAATGTAAATCCAGATGGTAGTTCTAGTCTTTTAATAAAGTAAGTTCTGTTTTCTAAACTTAGGCTGTTTCTGTTTTGTGCTTTAGCCGCATCAATTGCTGTTTGTACAGCTACAGTATCGTCGACAACAACTTCAATTGTACTTGTTGTTGCATAATATTGATTTGCTACTGTAAGTGTATTTGTTTCAGAATTGACATTTGTAATTTCAGTATCAACCCAACCTAATTTTGGACTGCCTGGCGCTACTAATGGAACATGTACTAGTCCGCTATTTGCATTAAATAATCCTTGATTAGTTCTTTTGCTCCAAGGAGTAACATCAAAGTCATAGTAGTCAGTGAATACAATGTTGCTTAAAGATACACCAAGTTCTTTTGGTCCTAAAACACTGTGTAATGTGTAATCAACTTCAGCACCAACTTTTCTATATATTAATACGTTATGTGAACTTGATGCTCTGCTTACTACTACTTGTATGTTTTTATTATTGTTAAAATCTGTAATTTCTTCTGGCTCTATAGTAATATCAGCCGCCGCTGTAACAGCACTAATCTTACCTGAAACTTGATCCATTTGTGCAACACGATAACTAAATGTAACTTCATTGCCGCTTCCATCTGGTGTACCAAATCCTACTCTGCTTACTTGTACACCTAAGTTTGTTTGATCTTGATCAATATTGTCAGCACTTGCGCCAAATATTCTTACTTTCATTGAGGTGTTAAAGAAGTTTATTTCTGCTGGTGCTATTGAAAACTGATTTGTTTGTGTAGCACTTAATGTTGTACCATCAACTTTAACACTTGTGTTAAATTCTTCGTTTACAGTAACAGCACCACTAACAATTAAGTTACCTTTGATGCTTACACCGCCGTCTACACTTAATGCGCCTGTTTCAAAATCTACAGCAGATTGTGTACTTTTAATTTTTACACCAACAGCTTGATTTAATTCTAGTTTAGTTTCTGTAAGTGTTGCACTTGTTTGCCCATTAGTAACAAAAGTAATTGTATCGTCACTTGCGCCTGGTGTTGTTTCAGCACTAACATATGTTAGTCCGTCTACTGATCTTACACCGCCTAAACCGTTCCAGTTACTACCATCGTAACCTTCAAATATTCCTAGTTGGCTGTTCAAACGCATAGCACCTGCAACGTTTGGAGTTCTTTGTGAAGTATCACCTACTGGTAGTACAACAGCGTTAGTGCCTACTATACTAAGATAGCCATTGCCTTTAGGATCAATACTTAAATTGCTATTGTCTGGTACAGTTCTAATTGTTGTACCACTAAATTCTATGTTTTCAATACTACCAAATGCTGTAAATGTATAATTACCTGCACCGTCTGTTTTTAGAATATCGCCATCGCTACCTTCAACTATACCTAAATCAGTAAGTGTTGCAGGAATGTTTGGCTTGTTTTGTACATCGTTCCATTGTGGGTTAGTTGTAGGAATGTCTAAATATTCAAAGTCACCGCCTGCGGATACAGTTAAGTATTGTCCTGCTGTAGGTACTTGACTGTTGTCTTTAAGTTTTACTGGAGTAATAAAGTCGTCATCAATTTGTGATAATCCAATTTGCCCTGATAGCTCTAAGAAGTTAGAAGCACCGCCTCCACCTCCGCCGCCACCTGTCATATCAATAAACTGTAAGTTACCTGAACCGTCTGTAGCAAGAACTTGACCAATAGTTCCGTCATCTACATCTAAATGTGCAATACCAATTGAGTTTGCATTAATTGTAGCATTACTTGCTGTTCCGGATAATTCACCACCTAGTGTAGGATCTTGTGAAGGAATGTTTTGAAAACTTATTGTGCCAGCACCGTTTGTTGTTAGAAACTGACCGTTTGTACCGTCACCTATTCCTAACTGTAATATCGAAGTTGGAATAGTAGGTTTATTCTGTAAGTCGTTGTAGTCATTTCTAAATACAGTGCCGCTGACGACCAGTTGCGATGCTGTAACTGTTCCTAATGCTTGTATATCAAGAGCATTTACAATGCTACTGTTTGTAAGTAGTAGATTATCACCATCTGGTAATTCTCTAAACTGGTTACCTGCTGTTGTGTCTACTACTAGTGGAAATCTGTTGGCCATTATGTCATCCTATTTACTATATTTATCGCCTAATTTTTTTAAGTGCTTCAGCGGCTGTATCTTTTGGATCACCGTTGATTTTTACTTGTAACCTTGGTCCACGATTGGCGACTACTGTTAATCGTTTTCCATTTTCATCTGTAGAACTTTTACCTTTTGTGCTTTTACTTTCGGCCATTATACTCTGCCCACTACTACTTCAACAATACCTTTGGCATCATCTTCTTTAGTACCAACTGCCTTACCAATAACAGTACCAACACTTGGTGTGTTATTAACAATAGCATACCCCGGTATAGCACTTGAAACAAGCATATCGCCTTTTTGTACTTTACCAATTACTTTAACAGGAACTCGACCTTGTAATGCAATACATGTTGCAATGCCTGGACAGTCTTGATTCATAACAAACGCTGGCTCAGCACTTACAACACCAGCAACTCTATGATCGCCTTTAGCGTCAGTTGTAGTAACTTCTGCATCACCGCCAAACACTAATACAGTACCAACTTCATACTCTGTGTCCGCTGAATACATTTCAGCCAAGTCAGCGTAGGTTGATTGTAATTTAGAACCACTTGACAGACTCCAGTCACCTGTAATAGTACCTGTTGTTCCTGAAGCTCCTGTTGTTAGTTCTCTTGTAAATGTTTTAGCAAAAGTATTTGTACCATCACCTAAATCATGTGTAGCACCTTTTGGAATAATATCTGTATTAACTTTACCGTTTATCTTAATATCATCACCAGTGGCATTACCTAAGTTAACATCACCGTTGAGTGTTGTTGTTGATGTTACAGTTAGTGTACTACTAAAAGATGCAGTACCTGATACACTTAGTATATCATCAATAGTAACAGTACCACCTTCTGAATCAATAGTTAAATTACCTGATGTAGTGTCAATTTCATTATCACTAGTTTCACCTACTTTAATATTACCTGCTGTAATACCTGCTGATGTTACACTTGCAGCAACATTCATGTTTTCAAAATAACCAGTTTTAAATCTTAAGTTTGTTCCACCAATATCAGTAGTATTGTCATCATCTGGTGTAATTGCAAGTGTGTCCTCAGTATTATCACCAGTTGAATCAAACATACCAAAAGTAATAGCCTTTTGTGTAGTTCCGTTTGACACAACTATAGCAACTTTACCAGCTTCTGTTTTACCACTGTACGCACCAATTGCAATACCTGCTGATGTACCACCTTTTTCGTTTTGGGCTTCAATAAAGTTTGTGTACATCCATTGTGAAGCCGCAAATGGTGTTACTGTTCCAGCTGGTGCATTGCCCGCTGTTATTGACGCCGCATCAGCCGCCGCATGTAACTCACTTTGATCAAATATATCTGGATCACTGTCTGGGTCAGTGCCGTCTGGATCTTTAAGGTCACCTACGTTTAGGTTACCAAATATAGTTGTATATGCTGAAGTAGTTGAGTCACCACCTGTTGCTTGTATACTCTTACCACCCTGTATAGAAGTAATTGTAAGTACACCAGATGCTCCTGCGCCAATTTGTGTTAGCACACTGTTGTTGTTTAGAGCATAGCCCTGTGCATCAATTACACCTGCGCCATTAGTTTTTACAAAACTACTAGCTTCACCAGTTGTAGTAGCATTAACTACTAGGTAAGTTTCAGAGCCTGCTGTTTCAAGTGTTCTAGTCATTACACCTGTTGCTTGTGTTGTTGCAAAGTCAGTGTGTTGTATACCTTGACCTTCGTCAACTACTGTAGTAAATGCAACTTCTGCAACGTTTGCTTCTGCACTTGTTGAGTTACCTAGTACAGTGTCTGCAGCAATTTGCTCTAGTTTTGATTTAGGTATACCGTTGTCTTTGAGTCCAACGTGTCCCCTAGTAACTTTAAAGTTAGCACCATCAAATGCTGACAAACCTAGTTTTGCTTGGTTAGTTGTATAAGTGTCAGTGTTTACTAGTTCTTTAACAACAATGTTGCTTTGTATTCTTTTAACAGTACCGCCACCAGTAATGTTTGGATTGCTTGCGGTTGCTGTAAATACTGTGCCTGGTGTACTAGCGCCAGCACCTAATGCTCCAAAGTTTGTAGTGCCTTGTAGGACAACTTCATATGTAAATCCTTGTACAACTTCTTGTGCTGAAATTACAATTTGATCACCTGCGGCAGTTACAAAAGTATCTGCTTCTTTCATGTTCAATTTGCTTTGTACAATAGCCGCTGTTGGATTCACATCATCGTTAATAATAACTTCATCGTTAATCTGCATATCAAAGTATGCTGTTGGTCTATCTGGCAGTGATACATTACTCGGATCATCGTCATTAACTAAACGTCTTGTTGTAAAACTAATGTCACTTACAGGTGTACCTGTATTGAATGGCTCTTCACCAATGTTAATAATTTCTTGGAATGGTCCGTTAATATACTTTGACTGACCGTCTGTTGTTCCAGACCCAGCACTTGCTTTAGAATAAACATCTGGAGCACCAGCTTTTAGTCCGCTAATAGTTCCAGCACCTATGTTTAAATTATATTCTGTAAGACTAGCAATGTCTGGACCTTTAGTAAAGTAAACTACAACTACATCACCAAGACCGCTATCATAAAAGTCATACTTACCTGTAACAGTACCAAAGTTATTTGTTGCGGCACTATTAGTAAGAACTTTACCTGGTACAAATGCACCTGCATTACCAGCATTAGCATCTAAGTATAAAGAGTACGTGCCTGTCAAACCTAACATTTGATTTGCATCGCCAGTACTAATTTCAACGTCTCTTAGTGTTTTGGCTTTCTTAACACCTTCTGATCTACTGTCTACATAATCTTTGTTTACAGCGGTTGAACCTGATGTTAATAGTAAATCAACTGGAGCAAGATCAACTAAGTTATTCTGCCCCATGCTTTGATCACCAGTAAATGCTTTAGCACCATTCTGTGTAATAACACTTGGTCCTAATGGATTACTAACTTCTACACCTTGTTGATCATAACCTAAACGTCTGTTTACATATCCTCTAACAGCACTTTCAACTGGAACAGTGTCATTAGCATTGTCACTCATTGCACTGTCTGTTGAAAACTCAGTAACAACAACACCACGTTTAAAGCCAATACCGTCTACATCTGACAATGCAATACTTGCCGCAAATGTAACTGTACCTGTACCTTGGTCAACTGTAAAGAATCTACCTACACGGAAGAAACCATCTTGGTCTGTACTTACAAAGAACACTCTACCTTTGTTACGTTCATTTATTTCGTTTGCTTGGTCTGCTTCTCTTGCAGGGAAACCTAAAATAACGTTTGGATAGTTTGTTTGGTTAAATGACCCTGTACCAATGTCTAAGAAGTCATGTCCTGTTGCTCTACATGTACTAATTTGTATAGTAATCTTAGCAGGAGCACCATCTTGTAATCCTGCTCTAAGAGTAATTGGGGAATTAAAGCCCTGTGTAACTGGTTGCGAAATACCTGTTGCAACACCTGTAACGTTTGTATCTTTAACTTGAACTAGTGTTGGAACAATGTTTACTAAACCTGTTGCAAGGTCAGTCATTGTACTATAACTGGCGCCTGCATCTACACTTATTTCAAGAGCGCCTGTTGTGTTAAATGCAACACCTGACCAGTCATATAAATCAAGCACTTGTTCGTTAACTTGTTTTACTTTAACTTTACCGTTTGCACTAGTATTACCAACCTGTCTAACAAGAACTTGTCTTTGTGCTAAGTTAAAGAATACATCTCTATCCCAACTTGCTTTTTCATTTAATGTAAGTTTTACTTCACTTACTTCTTTTAGATCAACAAGAGCATATGTGTGATCTTCACTAAATGTAGTTTTTACATTGTGAACACCAGATTCAATTTTAACTTCTCTATAGTTACATATAACATGCTTCTTACCTCTCCATGATATTACCTTAGGTAATTCATAAGTGATACTAAAGTCTCTACCTGTATCATCTGTAGGAATACTTTGGAACTGTGCATCAGTATCAAAGTTGTTGTTTAGTCTCCAAATATCTTTAAGTTGAGTAAGTACACTAATAGCAATAGTTGTATCGCCTTGTGTGTTACCTAGTGTTGTTGAACTTACAGAAGGGTTTACAGTTGACCCAGCTGTTTGAATATATGTAGGATCAACTAATAATCCAACGTAGTCATATGTAGCATCAAAGCCTGTTAGTGCTTCGTCATCTTCTAATAATGCTCCTGCACTGTTGTTAACGCCAAAACTAATTGATCTGTAAGTGTCGACCGGATCGTCATCAAAGTTAACAGCCGTACTAGGACGAATAGTTAAACTTCCTACACTTTCAATATCTCTAAACAAGTGAGTTTGGTTGTTCCTAATATCAACTGGCTTGTTAATTGGAATATCTGCAAGTAGACCATCATTATCAAACTGATCATTTGATGTACTAAAGTTTAACTTGTAAACCTGGCCATCTCTCTCTGGAGTATATCCTGCAATGCTGTTAATACTACCACTAATAGTCATTCTTCTAATGCTACCAGTTTGTATACCGCTGTCTATATTAGCTGCACTTCTATTAATTTCTGTTACTGTAACAGTTGCATTATTGGCTGGGCTAGTACCACCTAGTTGTGTACCTGCAATAGTAAATGTATCGCCTATCTTGTAGTGATCGCCTCTTTCAGTACCAAATATACTTACGCCATATATACCGCCATCTTTGTTTGCTTTGCTAACAACAATAACTGCTTCAGTTGTTTCACTTACTGGTCCTAATTCATTAACACCAATAACGCCATTTACGTTTGGTGTTCTTGCTACAGGTGTAAATGTATATTCTGTATTGTCAATAGTATAACCGTCAACTAAAATACCATTTACCTTTTGAATGTTTGCTACTTCGTAACGTGCAATTCTGTTGGTTGGTGTAACTCCGTCATCATGATAGTAATCAATTTCACCTTTGTTACTTGGAATATGTTCTAAGTCGTATACATGTACACTTAACTGTGTTGCAATGTTAGTGTAACCTGTTGTGTCGACCTTTGTTATATCTGCACCACTGTCTACGTTGTTAACAAATATACTAGCACCTACAGTGAAACTGCCACTTGTGCTGTCTAAGTAAAGTTTTTTACCTACGGATGCAAACACTGACGTACCACTAGCACTTGGAGTTGAAGCTGCGTTAGCAATAGTATCGCCTGCGGCAACACTTACGTTTTGATCTAATTCAAGTACTGTGATTGCTGAGAACGTTTTAGCACTCTGCATCATGTCGTCTTTTAAGACAACGTCATCTGGTACTTCGTTTGGATCTGAACCTTGTGCAACAAGACCGTATACACCGTTTGCGTTTGAGCCGTTTAGTGATCTAATCTGTCCACCGTTACCTGCATAGTAGGCTGTATGACAGTAGTATGTAAACATACTAACCATTTCACTTAAACCACCGTTGATAGTAACAAGACCGTAAGCTAGGTCATTAACCTGTGTAAAGTCGTTACCAAGTTGTGATCTGTTACCTGCTGTTTGTAGTGTAACTGGGTAGCCGCCTGCCGGTATTGGAAGTTCAACTGTGTCCCAACCTACAGTTACATCTGGGTCTACATCACTTACTGGTCCTGATGTTGAATCAAGTATAAGTGTTGCTGTTGGTGCAAGTAATCCACCGTCGTTGTAATCTGTTATATCGTTAACTTGATATCTAATACCGTTAATATAGAACGGTGCAGGTGTTTGTGGTTTTCTAATTGATAAACCACTTCCTGGGTCTGCTGTAACTAGAAGTTCAAAGCCATTTGCTTGAACAGCCGTTACTTTTATCGGAGTGTTAGCACAGAAAGCATCAACTAGCATACCACCTCTAAACGCTTGTTGGTTTAGTGATTGTGAAAAACTTGAACCTGTTTGTATGTATGGTGATTTAGTAAGGATTTGTCCTGTTGGATCAAGCACACACATAAATCCACCATGACCTTGTACAGTCATGTTACGTAAAATAGTAGCATCATTCATTAAGAATGCATCTAATTGAGTTGAACGTTTTGCAGGGTTCCAGTCATCGTTAGGTGTACTGTCATTACCCCATTTAAGTAATTCAAATAAGTCATACACTAAGTTACCATTGCCTGCTATAGATGCGCCACCTGATAGGTTAGCATTTATATACTGTGTTGGATGATCTGCACCTTTGTATGCTGTATATAATGAGTTGTTGTACGCATTATTAATAATAACATTCTGTATTACATCGCCTGCGGCAATAATACTTTGATATCTTGGTGTTGCTTCATTACTATAATTAATTCCGTCGAAGAATATACTACCTTGTATGTGTAGTGTGTTAGTGCTTCCGCCTGTACGCAAGTCATTTGCAATAGCGTCAACTAAACTACCAATTGTTCTTCTATATCTGTCTTTTGCTGAGTTACTCCATACAACTCCAGCATACCCTGAAAAGTTTGCATCGCCAGCATTGCTTTGTGCTTTTGCATAGTCTAAGTATGCAATGTTTTCAGCAATAATAAAATCTTTGTTCTTCTCAATTAAAACGGCCGCATCGTTATATTGACCTGTGTTAGTAATTGCAAGTGCTCCGCCGTTGTCAACGTTTTTAGTTAAGTTTGGATTGTAAAGGTAGTGTCTACCAAAGTAACCATCTGTTTCGCCTGATAGTGGATTGATGTATGCTTCACCGTCTGTCGGTAAGTTAGGATCACCTGTGCCAGTAATACTGTCATTGCCACCTGTTAGCCCGTCAAATGTTTTGTCTCTATAAAAATATGTTGTTGCCCATGGTGACTGTGAAACTTCTGCTTTTGGTCTAATAATAACTCGTCTAAATTCGTCACCAACTAGTGATACGTTTGCAGGAACTTTAATTGGATAGTCTTCAAAGTATTGTCCAGTTTCAATTCTAACAGTAATTTGTCTATTGTTGACAATGTTACCCATTTCAAGTTGTTCACCTGTTGTAAACTCTTGTGCTGATAACAGTTCTAGTTCTGCTAGGTCGTCTAATGAACCAGGATTATTTACGTTATCGTTACCAGGGAAGTATCTAATGATTTTACCAATAGCACCACTTGTCTTACCTCTAATAACTTTACCTACTCGTAAGTCTCTATTTTTTGGATCACCTTGGTCTACTTTACCCTGTGTTACACCGTTTACTGAGTTACTAAAGAACAATTCATATCTATTACCTGTTCTTGCTACTGGTGCTGTAAATACTCCGCTAGTAACAACGTCTCTTTGTACAGCTAAGTTTGCTGTAATACTACCTGCGTCATCACTGTCTGGTTGATTAGAACCGTATGTAATTATGTCTTGAGTGTAAATTGTTTGTAGTGAAGTAAACGGAGTATTAGTAATTACACTTGCTGTAACTGTTCTTGCTCTTTCTAATAAGTGTGCGTAAACATTTTTTAACAAACCTGATTGTGATCTAGTATATTCGTCATTGTAAAATTCAACACCAACTCTTACACTAAGGCTTTGTGCAAGTGTACCAGCAACATGATCTAACAATGCCGCTGTAAGACCTTTGCGTAGATCTAATTCTAATGCTCTATCTCCAACAACTCTATTGGTCCAGTTTACAGTAGTTGTACCTACTGTTGTAGTTGCTTTAGATGTAATCTGTGCATCTTTCCATGCAACAACTTCAGCAATAATATAGTTTAAGTTTGCTTCAACAAGTGTTTTAGCATTGCCTCTACTGTCTAATCCGCCACCAACAGCAAATCCTGTTTGTGTTACTTGTGAAAGTTCAATTGTTGGTGCTTCGCCTTCACTTACTACACGTGAAGTAAAAATGTCTTGCATATATGGACCAGGTTCAAACGGTGATGCAATTTGTATCTGCTCTGCTTTACGTGCCGCTGCACCAATTGTTTTATATGCGTATGCTAATGAACTACCTTCCTTACCTGGAGGCGCAACACTTTGGTCATCGCTACCAACTGAGCTTACAAAAATGTTTGCACTTGATTCTGTTGACTGACTGTCAACATATAGCTTTGATACCGCTTGTAAGTCTGCAAGGCCGTTTGGAGTACCAGCACCAGCAAGATCACCTGGATGATCATGTAGTGTTAGTGGCCCTTCCATTGTGTCACCTTGTCTACGTGTAATAGCATCACGTGGCATAACTTGATGACTTAGGAAGAATCCTTCTAAATCTGCATCATACCCTGCATCAGTAATGCTTAAAGCTGCACTATCAGTTGTTGATAAGGTATAACGTCTATTGTTTCTTTCTGTTAAATCTTCTAATTGAGCGTCTGATGCTGATACAAAGAATCCTAAGTTGTTTGCATCTAGTATACCAACATATATAGTATCACCGTTTTGTATTGGTGAGTAAATTAGTGCGCCGTTGGAGTCGACATCTGTACTACTAATTGTGTTGCCTGTTGCAGGATCTTGTCTTGACCAATTAAGTCCTGTGCCTGCTGTATTGAATACATATGCAGAACCATCTGAACCACGTGTTAACCCGTGTGACGGAATTAGTGCAATACCAGTGTATCCTAAATTATTAATTTGTAAAGATTGAATAGAATCAATTGATTTTGTGTATGACGTAGCTTCTGTAAATTCTGAAGGTACGTTAATTGTTTCACCTGGATCTTGTCTGCGGATATAATTTTTATCACCAAACTTTTTATCAATTACTAAATCATCTTGTGTTAAACTTGTACCATGTACATTGTTAAAATTTGTAACGTCAGTGTTGGTTGTGCCTATGTTAGCAATAGCAACGCCAGCTGCATTCAATGGTCCACCTAGTGTTGGTGATGGGTCAGACTCTAATGAAATAGCATTTAGTTTAAGTATAAGTTTGCCATCTTCGGAAACATTTATACTAATTGTATCGACAGCCGCGGCATTTTCATCACTATCGGAGCCTAATTTTCTAACTTCAATTTCTGTGCCGTCTTGTGATACCATCGGCAAATATGCATCTACGCCATCGCCTTTAAACGGTGTTAAATCGTCGGGTGTGTCAGCAAGTAATGTAAAGGTAATCTGTCCGCCTTTACCTACTACTGCATATATCTCTTGAAAGTTTTCGTTTACCTTACGAAACGACTCTCTAATACTATCACCGGTTCCGTCATTACCTTCAATGCCGATATCTACTTCTTGTCTTGCCATTTTATTTTAGCTCCAAAATTTGTATATTGTCTTCTATGTTGTTGTTAAAATTAATACTCACACCGCAACCGCATGCACTTTGAGCGTTAGGATTGTTAATAACAAACTGTGTTTGAAATACGTCTCTCGAATAATCTATCTCACTACCAAACAAGTACATTAAACTTTCTGCGTTTACTACTAAGTTACCGTTACCTGTATTGATTATTTCGTCGTGAGTTCCAACTTTATCCTTTGCGATCATATCCCATTCGTATTCAAACCCTGCGCAGCCGCCGCCTTTTAAGCCTAAATGTACAGCAAACGTGTCTGGCTGTGCATTACATAATTCATTTACTTTGCTTTTAGCAGATTCTGTTATGGTCAATACGAACATCAATACTCCTGTTTAATATATTTATCGAATAGTTTTATAATCCGAATGTAACTAAGTATATGTATGTTCATTAAAGAATTTATTGTGCAAACCAGGCACGAAAGACAGTCTAAATTGGGTCATACACACCCCTACACACGCAATAAGACGTTTGTTTTGCTTAGATGTGATAACTGTGATACGGAGTTTGATAGGCCGCGAGGAAATATGGATCCAAAGCGACTAAGTAATAATTACTTTCACGTATGTAAGACCTGTGATAGTAAGAAATTTGCACAAAAAAAGGGAGTAGAACGCAAACAAGTTTGGAACATGAGTGCTAGTTCTGATCTCCCTATTAGTAAACTTTAGTCTACGTAACTTGCATTAACATAGCAACAGTCAGGACCTTCTTCTGAGTCTAATCCTTCTTTTGCATGTTCAAATACAGTTTTACACCAATCATCTCTATCGTAGGTGCTTACAACATCAACTATTGATATAGTTTGACCTGTTTCTACTTTAGTAATAGTAGCATTGTACAGTTCTTTAGTAACACCATCAGATATTTCTCTTGTGTTTTCAGATGTTTCAACAGTTAATGTATATTCTCTAGCCATTTATTAATCTTCTTTTTTCCAAATAGTCCAAGCGCCATATGCAATAGCACCGTATGCTACTAAACTTGCGATTGGTTTAAAAATTAAAAATGCTATGCCAGCGCCTATTAATACAGCACCGTCTAGTGTAGTTCTTTCGCCGAGTCTTTTTATAATCCAGTTTTTCATTAGTATTTGTATCCTCCCGGTTTAGTATTTTCTGTTGTTTTCATAGACTTTTTACTTTCAGGTAATTTTGTGTCTTTTTTAAGGTTAATAGGTTGGAATGGTTTCTTGTCAATTCTTAGTCCATCAATCTTTTCTAACGTTAATTTTTCTACCATAATTAGTCTCCTTGTAGTAATATTTATGTAAATACTCTTGTTAATTTATTAAAATGGAGAATTAATATGTTTAATTGGTTACGTAACCTTTTTTCGACCGAAGAGTATAGAGCACCTGAAAAGGCTCCAACTCCTGCTAAGAAAGCAGAAGCCCCTAAGCCAGCAGCTAAACCTGCAGCTAAAAAGGCGACTGTTAAGAAAGCAGACCTTGCAAAGTTAACTAAAGATAAACTTGAAGCATTTGCTAAAAAGGAATTTAAAGTTGATATTGATAAGAGAAAGAAAAAAGCTGACTTAGTTGATGAAGTATTTAAACTATCTAAGAAGTAGAGTTTAAAGAATTTAATCGATCGATACTAGATTCACAGCGAGCCAGTTTACGTTCTAAAACGTTAATTGCGCCTCGCTGTTTTCTTATCTGCTCTTCCAGGCTATTTACATAACGCTGTGTAGGAATTTGTTGTTCTGCGCCATCTTCTGATACCATTACGAAATGATCAACACCTTGTCCTTTAAGACCACCCGCTACGCGGTTAGGATTTTTTGTTGATGCTTTTTCAGGCGTTTTCGAGCTCTGGCTCTTGTTGCTGTACATTGTGTTTAAATAGCTCATAGTGTTCTAATTCCTCTTTGTATTTATATAAGTCAATACTAGCAAGATTCTTCATCTTGGATTCGCACATAATATCTGCGTATGGTAAAAAGCTCAATGCCCAGTCATTGCAACTCTGATTAGGATAGAAGTCACTGTGTGCTCTAAGTTTTGCTTTCTTGTAACCATTTGCTAGTAGTTGTGCCATCTCGGGTTTCAATACATGATCGAAGCCTTCGGGCAAGTGTTCGTTACGACTGTATGAATAATGTATCACAGGTCGTTCACCACGCCAGCTATCTATTACACGAGCAAATCTAGAGTCGGTGGGCCTAATGTATTCACCCTCACGG